GTTCTTAACATTAAGAATCTTTTCGCCACTTACAACATTCTCTACACAATTTCCGTTCACCAATGTCAGATAGTCATTGTCTTTTACATTGCATGCTCTTGACTTACCAACTTCGGTTTCTTGATTATGTGCAACTTTCGTTTGATGAGACTTTTGGAAGTCCATAGACATTTCACCTTCTACCTGAAGATGATAGTTGCCCTTAATTAATTCACGCTTGTTGCCATCAATCGTAACATTGTAGTCGCCTTTGATATACACATTATTGTTCTTCAAAAGCAGTTCGTAATTGTCACCAATAACCTTTACAGTCTTTGTTCCATCAGCAATAATTTCTTCATATGTTCCTGCTGGATGATAGCGATGGTATCTTTCCATGCCATCTGTGTCATCAAACTCTTGTAAATGACCACCTTCCGTTTCATAGACATGATTGTGCGGATAGGATGAAATGTAATTGTCTGCTGCAGGCAATTCAGACCATGTATAAAGAGTATAATACGATGATGCTCTGTCAGGCGCAACAGAAGTAATTTTTGGCGGACGTGCGCAAGCATACTTAATTTCGTTGCCGCTATCATTAACACGTCTTGAGTTCTTATCAATTCTTGCAGGATGAATGTCGCATAAACCTTCACGCCCTGCTGGGTTCATATCACTTTCATTGATCCATTTTGGATAATCTCCGTATGGATCGTTGAATCCTGTACTCGTGTCTGCAAAATCAGTCGGAACGCCAGTGAGCGATCCAATAATGACTGGTTCTTGAGCACGCTCTCCATCCATGAAGAAACCAATGACCCAAGCACCCTCAACCAAACCAGTCGGTGAGTGTCCAATTCCAGAAACAGAGGCAGATTGAATACCATTGACAGTTAGTGCCCATGGCAATGATTCAGTTGGAATCTGAGACTTGTCAGCAGTGTGCCAACCAAATGCACGAACACGAACCCTGCCCATTTGGACAGGGTCGTTACGATCTTCAACGACTCCAACGAACCACGTGAAGTCACCTCTGCCGATAAAATTGCGCATTATTTACTTTTTACGACCAAATTTGCTTCTTATTGTTGTTTTCGTGGTGGAAACTTCTTCGACCACTTCTGCGGCATCGTCGGTTTCTTCATCTGGAATATACACATCTGGTTCTACAACCTCTTGTAAAAATTGTGCCTTTGCTGCTGCCTTCTTTCCGAGTTCAGCAAGCATTTTCTTTTCTCTATCAGATCCTGGCAATGGCATTTTAGTTCTCCTTAGATTATACCTGTGTCTTTTGCACATTCTAATATTGTGATGAAGTTGGAACCTGTTGTTCCACCACTCATTTTATGACGAATCTTAGTAATTATATATTTCCCACTCAAATATGTATCAATCTGACTGCCTTCCTTATCTCGCTCAGTGTTTGTTGTGAGAGGGAAAGTAAGATTGATGGTGTTTCCTACATTCAATTCTGCATCACCTGGAACAGCAACTTCCAAAATTGTATTGAAGATGATTGCACTGTATGCTTCTTTTTTCTGTAGAAAGTGATTAATTCTTTTTGGTAGGTGATTTTCAGCAGAGAATACCATGCACTGGCAGTCATGTCCGCTTCTATCTGTAATCATCGTAACAACTGGTTCGCCAACCGCACCACCTTGCATCTTTGCTTCTTGCAAAGTCTTAAAACTATTTGCACTCTTGTCATAGTCGTAGTATGATTCATACATTGTTTTCTTATGAACATCGAGATTCATCAAAACAGAACTGTACATTCCGCTTGCAAGATTCTCAAGAGTGTTGATTTGCTTCAACACATTATAAGAAATGATCTTAAAAGGATCATCAGTTTTTAATGCTTCTTCGCCATCCTTTGGCAAAACTCTTGGCGTGTTGGATATTTTGTAAATGTATGACTTTACTGGATCTGAGGTTACAAGGTTGGACAGATTTCTAAAATTAAATCCTTTCGCATCTTCATAGAAAAGATAGAATGGAATGTGATCGTCAGAATCTGCTTCCTTTCCCAAAAAATCTATCGTGTCATCAACAGACAAGTTTGGAATAATTAATTTCTGCGCACCAATTGTTTCATCATATACATTGGTTTTCTGAATCGTGTATTTTATAGTGTCTTTGACTGATGCGTGTAATTGTTTCGCATTTTTGTTGTAGATGAATTCATCAACAATGTTATTCACCATCTTAGAAATTGTTGATCCAGAACTTCCACCATATGCTCTGGAAATCTTTACTGGCGCAGAAATGAATGCTTCAACACTAACCCCAGACAAGTTATAGATCTCTTGGTTCTCATTTGATCTTTGACGACTAGACAATTCATACAAACGAAACATATGATTGTTGAATGTCATTGCAGTATCAGATTCGCCTTCAACACCTCTGTTTCTATAAGAGATAACAAGAATTTCATTACCATTGAATCCACCAGAATACTTGTTTTCTTTATCCGCTGGAATGTAATTCATCAAAGAGATAGAATCGACAAGAACAATGTCACACTGAAGATAATGTTCAAACAAATTTTGATAGATGTTTATCTCAGCGATCATGGTTGAGACATCAATAACCTGCCCAGCTGTTGTGAGCAAGATCGCATTTTTGAATTCAATATCGCCAGGCTGGCGATAACCTTTAGAGAATTCCGCCATTACAATCCATTCCTAAGAATATCTTCTACCTCATCTCTAATTTGCGGGAGATATTTTTTGTCAAGCAATTTAATCTTTCTTCTCTTTTCGTTCTGTTCTTCTTCCCAATCATATTTGTAGATTGTTCTACGAGCAGTTGGAGAAGTTGATGCGTATGCTGTTGCATCAATTACCAAATAACGCTCTGGAAGAATTGTTCCATCATAAAGTGTTTGCTGTTCAGCAACAATTTTGCGGTATTCATGTACAGTTGATTGTGCAGTTTGAATGCTACCATACTTGCCTTTGAGATAATCTTCAAAATCTCTACCAAATAATGGCCATTCGAAGACAGGATCTACAATATCGTTGTAGTGCAAAACCAACCAAGCATAGGCAGAACTTCCATAATACTTGTTTGCGATGGTATCTGGACGATCACCTGCCTGAATGTCATATGAATAATACACATTCAGATTATCCTTTACAGATGAGCGAACCTTAAACCGACGCATGATATTCGTCAGTTGCACCTTTTGCCCAACATTGGTTAGATCATGTTGAGTCTTTGGGAAATATGAGAAGTAATTAGACATTATCCGCAACTATCCTCTGATGGTTCTGCTTCTGCTGTTGTATCGTCGACGGTAAGACCTTCTGGGAAATTTTCTCTCGTCAAAATCTTCGTTTCAACGAATGTCATAGCGATTTCAACAATAACTGGTGCTTGATTGCCTTCACCTGGACGCTCAAAGAATGCAGGAGTGTTTTCACCAGCATAGTTCACCTGAAGATCTTTAAGAACACAATCATTGATCTTAAACAAATATGGTGCAATGGTAGGAGAAAATCTAAGTTTGAATTCAGCAGGATAATCAAACGCCAATTGACTTCCTTTTAGATAACCAGGATGCATGTGATATTTTAATGCATTGATCAACTGTTTGATTACATCTGATTCTTGTTTGTTACGAGCAATCAAACGATAATTGAATGAGAAACTGCGCATGTTGACGCCACGGAAAAGAGTGGCGAGGTGTGGATTGATTGCGACACCAGCAGCAAGACCAGCACCTGCTAATACATTTTCCGCACCACCAGCAACAGCACCGAGCAGTGCGCCTGCGCCACCGCCCATCTTAGCACCAATTGCTGTGGCAAGACCAACGCCAGCAGTAGCAGCAAGAAGTCCACCAAGATCGTTTGCGTCTTTTTTGGCATTAGGCGATGCGGTTGCTCCTTTATCTAAACCAACAGCATTTGCAGCAGTTTGAACAAATCCACCACCTATATCAAGCAATCCTTCAACCGCACCCATAACATCTTGCCCACCAAGACGACCAGCTGCAGCAGCACCTGCCATTTTTAGTTCTTGTGTTTCCCAATTTGCACCATAAGAAACCTGCAAATTTGATGGAACGGGAAGAACGATTGTACGCAAAGTTTTGCCATATTCGTTTTTGCCAGCAGAGAGTCGTTTTCTTTCAACGATCTCATAGAGCATATAATGATCATTGTCAAGATCAAGTGGGAATACAATCGGAGAAGCAACTGAAGACTTGTACAGTTCTCGCAACTCACCCTTCACTGAAGTTGAGTTCATTTTCTTCTTCAACAATTGATTGAAGTTTGCGGAAATGGATGGACCATTAGCACCAAAAGAGATACCAATGTTCCCAGCACCACTAATACCAAATGGATCTTTAATCAGATTTGATGCTAGTCCGCCGCCAAAAAATTCTCCGAGTCCCATGCGATCCCCTATATAAAGATGGATTGTTTGAACTATTTATAACGAGTTGCTATGAAGTTTTACCAAGGAAGATTTCAACCAAAGTTTCCAGAAAAATACAAGGGTGACCCGACCAATATCATCTATCGTTCGAGTTGGGAACTCAACTGCATGGCATACTTCGATAAGACTCCAGAGATCGTTTGGTGGGCAAGTGAGGAGTTTGCTATTCCTTATGTCTCTCCCATCGATGGCAAAAGACATCGATACTTTCCTGATTTTATTGTAAAAACGAGCAGCGGTGATGTTGTTGTATTTGAAGTCAAACCAGCAGCACAGTCTAAACCACCTGAAAAGAAATCACGTGTCACCAAGAAATACATCAACGAAGTCAAGACATGGGGCATCAATCAAGCAAAGTGGAATGCTGCTGCTGAGTTTTGTGCTGATCGTAATTGGAAATTTCAAGTCATAACAGAGGAACATCTCTTCGGCAAAAAGAATAAATAGGGAATATGGCAAGTGTATTTGACGATATTCTCTTAAAAGGTGTTCGCTCAGGGCAAATCCCTGCACGCACTCGTGCAGCACGTGATTGGTTCCGTGGCGTTGCTTCTGGGACATCCAAAAGCAGAGCAAATCCAGATAAGATCATTTCAGAATACAAAGAAACCGCAGGACGCCCAACCATTGGGAAAATGTATCACTTCTTCTATGATCCAAAGGGAAAGTCTACTCTCCCATACTATGATCGCTTTCCACTAATCTTTATGGTTGGTCCAGCATCAGGTGGATTCTATGGGATCAACTTACACTATTTGCCACCAAGACTTCGTGCTAAGTTGATGGATAGTTTATATACAATCACAACGAATAAAAAATATAATGAAACAACTCAACTTGCGTTATCATATGATGTATTGAAGGGTGCAAGTAAGTTCAAGTATTTTAAACCAACTTTCAAGCATTATTTGACTGGGCATGTAAAGTCAAGATATATTGAAATTCAACCAACAGACTGGGACATTGCCTTGATGTTGCCAACGCAGCGTTTTGAGAAGGCATCTGCTAACAAAGTTTGGGGTATCTCAGGGAGTATGATCTAAATGGCATCGTTTCTAAGCAAAGTAGCAAAAGATGTTGCTGGTTCCGTAGTAAGCGGAGCAATTAACAAAGTATTGGGTGGCGTTTCAACTCCACAAAGCACTGGACTCAGTGTACAGAATATTCTATCCACTATTAATAAATCTGGCGTTGCCAAATCATCTCACTTTGAAGTTCAAGTTATTGGTCCAAAAGGACCACTAACGAATAAACTGGACACCAACTACGAGCGTGAGATGATCTATCGTGCAGATTCTTGCGAACTTCCTGGTCGTACCATTCAAACAACAGACTATAAGTTTAGCAACTATGGTCCAATGAGCAAACTTGCATATGGTCAACAGTATGGAGATAGCAGCATAAGTTTTATCATGAGCGAAGATCTGCGAGAAAAAGAATACTTTGAACTGTGGCAAGATAGCATGGTCAATACAGGTGCATTTGAAGTTGGTGGTGGGCAACCAAATCGTTCTACCTCGAAGTTCAATGCGAGATATTTTGATAACTATGCAGGAACAGTTATCATAAGACAATATGCCACTGCTGGCGACTTGCGCTCTATTCATACACTAAAAGAATGCTATCCGATTATCATCAATCCAATCTCAATGACATGGGGAGAGGATAATCTTGTAAGAATGTCCGTGACATTTGCGTTCAGATATTACACTGCAGTATTCAATAAGCAAGATCAAGCAGGAATGGGTTATGGTTTCAGTTTGAAACTTGGCAAGGGTGGATTGCAAGGTTCTTTGCGTTTGCCTGGAATTGGTACTATCGCTGGTGGCGGTGGTTTTGGAACACAAGCAAATTTGGATCCACTTAAGAAAAGGATTGTTTCTGCGATATTATAAAATGATTGGAGATTATTATGGCGTTACCATCGTTAGCGATTCCTGAATTTAGAGCAAATTTACCATCAACTGGGAAAGAAGTTAGATTTAGACCTTTCCTTGTAAAAGAAGAAAAGATTCTTTTGATGGCACTTGAAGGCGGAGACGAAAAAGAAATTATTAATGCAATTCTGAATGTTTTGCAAAATTGCATTTTAGATGATCTTGATGTCAGAAAGATGCCATCATTTGATGTTGAATATTTGTACATGCATTTGCGTGCTAAGTCTGTTAATGAAATTATCTCAATGAGACTTGGTCATAGAAACAGCGAATGTTTGCACAAAACAGATGTAGAGATTCCGATCAATGATATTAAGGTTATTGGTAAAATCTCAAATGGTGTTGTTAAGTTGACAGACACTGTTGGGATTAAATTCAAATATCCTGGAATCGAAGATCTCAATGTAATCGGTGATGCAAAAACGGAAAACATTTTTGAGTTGATCTATCGTTGTGTTGAAAGTGTGTATGATGAAAATGATGTTTACACAGAGTTTGATAGAGAAGAACTAGAAGAATGGTTGGAACAACTCAACAAAGAACAGTTTGAAAAAATTGGGGGATTCTTTTCAGAGATACCAAAGTTATCATATATTGTTAATTGGACTTGCCCAGCATGTGGTGAGTCTGATTCTGCAAAGGTGGAGGGTTTGGCAAGTTTTTTTATCTAAGCATGATACATGATTCGCTGGCAAATATGTATCAGATGAACTTTGCCCTAATGCATCACCATAAATATTCTTTGACTGAATTGGAGAATATGATACCTTGGGAGCGAGACATTTATGTTGCGCAGCTGCGCCAATATCTGGAAGAACAAGAAGAACGACTAAAACAGAGACGATAAATGGCAACAGTAAAACAAAAAACAAAACAAAAGACTTTGCCGACAGTCAATAAAGGTGTCGAAAAGGCTCAGTTGCAAGCAGCTTCTATGCAGGCGCAAGCAACAGAGAAAGCAGCACAGGCATCAATCGAAGCAACCAGTAGACTTGGTGCAAGACTTGGTGGTGGACTAGCAAATATCTCTGGTGGTATTCGTGAACTTCGTAAGAGCATTGACACCCAAACTGTATATTTGGAGAACATGTGGGATCTTCAAGCAACCAAGTTTGAGTGGGAAAAACTGCAAGGACTATACCAAGAAGAAAGGGATAGAGAACTTGCACGAGCAGTCGGGAGCAGCGAGACATTAGGTGATCAACCTGGAGAGGGGTTTGGTAAGACTCCACAATCACAAGCTCCTGGATGGTTGTCTGGTTTACTCTCTAGTCTTGGGTTGGGTGCACTTGCTCCAACAATTGCCAATCTTGCCAAAGTAACTGGATCTTTGGGTCTTGCAGTTGCACCTCTTTTAGCAATGAAGAAGGTTGCTGACTGGGCAGAAGAAACAGAAACAACTCGCACCGATAAAACAACTGGCAGATTGACTGGCGAAGGTGGGGTTGAGAATCCGCTTACTGATATTGCCAATATTGGAATGAGCATTGGTGGCGTTGGGTTGAAAGAAGATCAAATTGATCCTACGGTTGCAACTGCGGAAGCAATGGCTCGTAGAATGAAAGATGCTGAAGAACGAGTACAAAAGTCTAGAGCAAGATTAGATGATCTCGCCGAACGAATTGCTGAGGCACGTGAAGAAGGAGACCAGCAGCGTTTAGAAGTCCTTGAGGGTCAAATGCGAAATGAGATGCAGAATCTCAAGGATGTAACTGCTAAGAGAGAAGAATTCCAAAAGCAGGCGCAAGAACAAATTGGCGAAGGCAAAAGAATCAGTGAAGAAGAATGGAAGCAAGCAACTGAAGATGTAATCAGTGTCTTTGATGGTCTTGGTCCTGGACAAATCGCCGTTGCTGCTGACGATCTTAGAATCAAAACTGAAAAAGAACTTGAAGCAGTTCGACAGGAAAATGAAGATCTAATCAATAAGGCAGGTGCTGCGCTCTCAGGTTCTGATGTTCAATGGGAAATGGATAAGAAAGCCCAAGAACGGAAGGATGCTTTGCAAGCAGAAAGAAAAGCAGCACAAGCAATGCCAGAAGGAGCAGAAAAAGAAGCAGCTCTTAGAAAGGCAGGTGTCTATACAGATCAAAAGGGGAGAGAAGATTGGGAAGCATTATCTGAAGAGGATAAACTAAAACGCTTCAAGGGAATGGAAGCGACGCTTGAAAGAACCAAAGAACTGTATTCAAAAGATGGTCTTTCTGAGCAGGAACAAAAACAACTGGATGCAATGAAGCAAAACATGTTCAAGGACTACATGCTTGAATGGCAGAAGTCTTTGAGTGAAGGTGTCAAAGTTGAAGAAATTAAACCAGAAGATGCTGTTCAACCTTTTGTTCCTGGACAGATCTCACCAGCACCAAGTGCTTCTGGTGAGGGTGTTGGTGCAAAGGTAAATGCTCAGTCTAAAGAAGTTTCACAGGCGAACATTTCTGCTCCAACGAATAATATCGCTGCACCTGTTACCAACAATAATGTTAACAACACAACCAATGTGAATAACACCACAGTTGTTCCGCCAAGTGCAACTCGCAGCAGATCAGCCGGAATGGGTGGAATGGGTAGAAAACCAACTGCTTTCGAACAAAGATACTGGTAAGTGCGGATAAAAAAAGGGGAGACCGAAGTCTCCCCAAAAAACACTCACATCAGAAAGGCATCAATCTTCTTCTGCGAGCTTTTCAAAGAACGATAGATTATCATCGTCATCATCATCGAAGGAAACTTCATCGCTTACCTTTGGTGCTGGAGCAGACTTCATCTCAGGTGCCTTAGCAACAGGTGCTGGTTCATAATCTTCTGCCTTAGTCGCAGGAGCATTCAAACCCAGTACACGATCCAACTTCGCCTTCAGTTCCTCATAAGACTTGAAGTGCTTACGATCAAGGAAATCTGCAAGACTGTACATTGAATTGTACACCTTTTCAAGTTCGTCATCATCACCAGCAAGCAGAGGAGATGCAGAATCAAACTCTGACTTATCATAGTTACGATAACCTTCTACATTACGAATCTTCAACTTGAAGTCAGCACCACCCCAGAAGTCGAAAGGATTGATTGCATCCTCATCTTCAAACTGTGGATTCATTGCTTCGTTCAACTTATCCCAAATCTTCTTGCCGTACTGGAACAGGAATACCTTACCTTCATTGGCAGGATTCGCTGGATCCTTAACAACATAGATGTTTGAGTAATACTTCAGACGACGCTTTTGCTTGCGTGCCTGTTCCTTACCAGCATCCGTACCGTTATTCCACAACTGAGAGTTGAATTCACCAACAGGATCCTTTTCGCCGATGGTAGTCAAAGAGTTTTCGATGTACCAACCACCTGGACCTTGGAAACCATGATCAAACAAACGAACGAAAGGAAGATCTTCGCCGTTTGGTTCAGGAAGGAAACGAATGACTGCGAAACCATTACCAGACTTGTCCACCTCTGGCTTCCAGAAACGATCGTCCGCACCAGATGACTGCTGCTGGCCACCGCTGGAAAGTTTGCTTGATTCTTGAACTAGACGTGACAGAGAATTGCCACGGGACTTTTTAAGTGCTGCAAAAGACATATGTATTATCCTCGTATAAACAGTGTATTAATCGTATCCACAGTATTCATAATATAAGAGTCAATTATACCGCAATCATGCATATAAGTCAAGCACTATTTTACGATATTTTGACTTGTCAATAAGTACCGCTTGGTGGAGGAATGGGCGATACTTTTCCATCAGAAAACGATGGTCATCTAGCATTTTGTCTCCATACTTTGACCATACTTTACTATATCCAACCAGATCATCTAGAATGACCATCGTTTCCAACGAAACCTTCTTGCGAAGATACAGACGATAGAGTAATGGATGTTTGCCATCAATCATCATCAACGCACGATCCAAACTTTCTTCGGTATCGCACATATTCATTATATCCTCTTTGAATGTGTAAGTCAAGCTATCTATTCTCGACTTCCACTTCTTCATATTCATAAGATTCTCAACTGACCAAAGATTGCCGATCCAATGCTCTGTGCCAGAGGTGTAGTTTGCTAACAGAAATTCTAAGAACTCATCTCGTTTGAATTTACGAGATGCTTTCTCAAAGAAATAACGATCTTTCCGACCAAGAAAAGTTGCTTCGTTGACTTTTACTTTGCCATTGTATTTGAAGAAATCATAAGATTTGCGAGTGAAGTGTTGATTCACCGCAAGATAGGTGCGATAAGTATCAAACGCTGACATATGTTCATCCATCAAATAGGTAGTCGAGCAGACTTCTTAATCACATTAGCGTCTTGTGCTTCTACAAGCATCTTTTCTTTTATTAGAGGGGAAATTAGTTTGGCGGCAGTTTCAACTTCCATCTCATTTTCTTCGCACCAGTGTACGATTGCATCAAGATAGGAAATTCGGTGATCCCGCACCATTGTCTCGATTAGCATCGAGAACTTGTCTTTCGTCATCACATCGATCATGAGAACCTTTCACATTCATTACAATTAGGAATATTGCATCCTTCGCACTTCAACACAGCGGAAGAATTTGTTAGCAAATGCAATTTGTTATATGCATCTTCTATTGTACTAGGATTAGAGATGATAGTCAATCCATTGTGAATCTTATAGTTGCCTCTGGTTGTATCATGATACACCGTGTAGTTTGAAATTGAGGCAACTTCTTGAAGCACAGAATCTAACTCCCTTCTCTATCAGAAAGACTTAGTATATAGCCGATTGTGGTTTTTGTCAAGGTTTAATTAGATCCAAGACACTCTTTTAATGCGTCGTATCCGCCAATATTGATGGCTTCGATGCCCTTCATCTTAAGAAAGTTTTTTGCGGTCTCAGATCTTGCACCTGAGCGACAATAGAGCAAATACTTATCAAAAGAGGATAGACGTGAGAGATCCTCAGGCAAACAATGGACTGCGTTTGGAAGATGCCCATGGTAGAATTCGTGAGCGGTGCGAACATCTACTATTGTCCATCCCTGCTCTTCTACCATTTGCTTCAGAATCTTGCATTGTTGCTTGTCTAACATTTCCCTTGATAATCTTGAATTGCTGCTTTGATTGCGTCTTCAGCCAAAACAGAGCAATGAATTTTTACTGGGGGCAACGCTAGTTCTTCAGCGATGTCCGTGTTCTTAATCTGTCCTGCTTCTTCCAGCGTCTTTCCTTTTACCCATTCTGTCACTAGACTAGAACTGGCAATCGCTGAACCGCAGCCATAGGTCTTAAACTTAGCATCTTGTATGATACCGTCTTCAACGGCAATCGTCAACTGCATAACATCACCACAAGCTGGTGCACCGACCATACCAGTGCCGACATTATCCCCAGTCAACTTTCCTACATTACGAGGATTTTCGTAATGATCCAACACTTGTTCGGAGTAAGCCATAACGGTCTCCTATTTATGCTGAGAAAGAACTCCCACAACCACATGAAGTTTTAGCATTTGGATTGCTGATTGTAAAGGCAGAACCATTCAATGGATCATCTTTATAATCAAGCGTTGCTCCATCCAAATACATGTTGCTCATGGCATCAATCATGAGTTGTACATTTTCGTTTAGGTCTGCAACAAGATCGTCAGATGTTGGATGATCTAATTCAAAGTGATATTGAAAACCAGAACATCCACCACCCTTCACCGAAATACGAAGTCCAAGATTATCTTCTTCGTATTCCGAAACAATCTCAGCAACCTTTTTAACTGCTGCTGGTGTGACTTCCATTATGCTGACTTCCTTTCAAACCACTTCTGTGCTTCTTGATCCCAACCGTCAGTACGAACATAAGAAGATTGACGAGGTTCGCCAACCATGTTTGGATCAACATCAAGACCAACACCTTCGAGGAAGTTCACGAGACCGATGCGCTCGATCATTTCACCAGTACGCTCATGCTCCAATGCGTTCTCAGCAAAGAAGTCCAGCGTTTCCTGACCAAGATCAGCAAGTGCTTCGTAATCCTCTTCAGTCTCTAGTTTCATAAATGGAACAACAACTGTACCCATGCTGTCACCAATCTTCAGTGTGCGCTTACCACCAACAAGAATGGTGACACCACGATCATCCCCAGCAGCCAGAATTGGATCGCCTTCTTTGCCGACATACTTCTCGGAAAGTGGAGAAGTGACATTAAGGCAATGCATACAGCGTACACAGCTGCTGTTATCAACAGTAAGTCCATTATCATCTCCCATAGACATAGCATTGGTTGGGCAGCGTGATACGATGTTTTCCATCACATACTGACGACCCTTATCCTCAACCATTGCTTTCCAAGCATTCTGGTTGACCTTCATATCGTCACGCCAAGTACCAATTACTGCAAAGTCAGAACGATGAATGGCGTTCATGCAGTCGTTAGGACAACCAGAGACTTTCACCTTAAACTTATAAGGCAACGCTGGACGATGCATATCATCCAGAAACTGATTGACTAGAAGACGATGTGCTTTCGCTTCATTATGCAAACTCATTTCGCAACGAGCACCACCTACGCAAGACATACCAGTACGAACGGCAGGACCAGCACCACCAAGATCGAAACCAATTTCATTCAGTTCGTTAAAGATCTTTTGAACATTTGCTGTACTTGCTCCTTGCATCATAATGTCGCCAGACTGACCATGGAATGCGATCAAACCAGAGCCACCGTTTGCTTCAAAAGTATCAACTAGCTGGCGCATCATTGTTGATGTATAGTGATTGCCTGCTGGTGGTTGAACACGCAGCGTATGAAACTCAACCGCATCAGGATACATGTAGGAACCGTCTGCGTTCTTCAGTTCAGTAAAGCGAGGAATAATGCCGCCGCCATAACCGACCACACCAACAGTACCACCTTTCCAGTAACCCTTGCGTGTGACATAGGATTGTTCGAGCGTACCAAGTACGCCTTTTGCCATTTTTGCACCTTCATGAGAATCCTTTGCGAGTCTTTTCAGACCAGAGACGAAACTTGGCCAAGGACCCTTCTCGAGTTCATCGAGATTTGGAGTAGAAATATCAGCAACATCTGGACGCTGAATATTGAGTTTGGTGTAACCTGAAGTGTCAGACATGAGATCTCCTCAATATATTAGCAATTTACAAAGGTATTTATAGATTCTACCACTTCTCGAGAAACACGACAACAGAAAAGAAGGAATACCTCTAAAGGATTACTTTTCCTTCTTTGACCAATCTCTCACGATTCTTCATGTGCATTTCTTGAACATCATCCTTACTGCCACCAAAGTATGGCACGCAGTATCCTTCATCAATCATAATCTTTGTTACAGTAGTATCGCCGCAAACAAAGTCGCCAAGAATACGACCAAACTTACCTTTAGCATCTGTCCCATCCTTCGATATCTGCGTCTGAAGGATTGCGGTCTTACCAAGAAGTTGTTTGAGTTTTGCTTTTGCAGCCAACCCAAATACTTTTTCCACTTTGTCCGATGTTCTGGACTCAGGTGTGTCAATTCCCATAATGCGTACACGCTCACCACGAAGCCATACACCGAAACCAAGATCAATGTCAACATCAACTGTATCTCCATCCACGACTCTTAATATATTTACTTTGTATTCGTACATCAGTCGTCATCCTTGTCTTTCTTTTCTTTCTTGCCTTTAACATAAGCATCAGCACCAAAGAAAGCACCAACGACAACGGATACTGCCATAAAATATGTAGGGGCCATATCACCAATGACTCCAGAGGCATTAGTGAAACCCAATGCTTCTGTACCAAATACAAACAAAGGATACAACAACATACCAAACAAAGCAAACCAGACCATCTTGCGTTGTTGGTCTCTCTTAGCATCTTCATCCTCCATCTCTCTGCGTTTTGCTTCAAGATAGATTTCCATTTCCTGTTTGGAGATGTTACCATCGCCGTTCAGGTCTGCCTTTTTAAATTCTTCAGCGGTCATTGTTGCTCCTAGTTTGCTAGTGGGTTGTCTAATGCTTTTTGAATTTTATCTTCTAAGTCTTTTTGAGTCTTCTCAACTTTACCTTCAAACTTATCCATCTTGCCTTCAAAGTACACAACCTTGTCGTTGACTCGCTTTTCAATATCGTATGTCAACTGCTTGGTGTCACGAAGGTTTTGCTCAATTGACTCAAGCAACTTCTGCTGATTGTCAATCTTCTGATCAATCAACTGCATCTGTTGCTCATATGCACCCACATCAAGATTGGCAATCTCTTCCACTTTTTGATACATGGTAAACCCACCATATAATGCACCAATAACAGAACCGAGCGCAGCAATCGCCATACCGATTGTCGTTGGTGTCATCTTCAAACCAAAGAGTTTGATCTCTTTGTTCTTTAGATTCTCGATGCCTTCCTCGATGTTTTCTAATTCTTCTCCGAGGTCTTTATCTGCCATGTCGGCTCCTTAGTTTTCAAATCCTTCGCCGTTCTTGAGTCGTTTGAGTGCTTCAATTTCTTCTTGTAGTTTTAGCACCTCAAGTCTTTTCTTTCTTAACTCAAGCTGATACAGTGAATTACAATTAATTCTTTCTTTGGGCGCATCGAGTGGTATGATAATTCTTGCATACACACCGATGTCTTTTGTTGTATCATAGTTTGGATTACTGTCTCCAAACGGACTCTGGTAATTGTCCACAATACCAGTCATTCCAATCTCAAAATTGGTAGCACCACCGATGGCGTTTTTACAATCTAGCCCATCGCTGGTACGAATACTGTCCTGCCCATAAGTCGAAGGCACAGACGGCATTTGTAAATTAAGTGAACTGCTCTCCGCATATGCAGTAATGCTTACACAACACATTATACTGAACCAAAGTTTCTTCATTCTTTACTCACTTAAACTTCGAGCATATTCTTGAAGACACTGCCGTTTTGCTTGTATCTTCTTTTCTTAGTTTTGACTTCGAGCACACATAGGTTGCTCTTGTCTTATCACTTTGACGAATGTAAATGTCAAACTTCACATGCCCCAAGTAGTTTAGATTGAAGATCTTATAGGATGAAACGAACGGAATACTATTCCACTCTGAATCAAACACTCCAATCTCATACCAATCGACATCCTGTCGCTTGTTAAACATCTCCATTGTTG